ACTCGCAGCGGCGCGAAATGCCGAACGTTTCGGTTTACTGTTGAACGGAGCGAACGATGGCGACCACCGGCCGCAAGCCTAAGCCCCTCGCGCTGCACGTCATCGAGGGCAACCTCAAAAAGATGCCGAAGGAGCGCCGGGAGAAGCACGAAAACAGCCCTCAGCCGTCGCTCGGGTTGAGGGCGCCTCCTGCCAAGTTCAGCGCCGATCACCTCGCGGTCTGGTCCCGGTTGATCGAGGACTGCGCGCCTGGTCTGCTGGCGCGCTCGGACTACGACACGTTCGTCAACTACGTGAACCTCGTGGTGGCGCGCGACAAAGCGATGGCGCTCTACATCGAGACGGGGATGCAGGTACTCGTGAAGTCGAACGATTCGAACAACCGCATGCTGTCGAACCCGCTGATGCGGGAGCTTCGCCGGATCAACGACCAGATGCGCCCGCTGCTGGTCGAACTCGGCCTCACGCCGATGTCGCGCTCGCGCATCACCGTGCAGAAGCCCGTCGAGGAGGGGGACGAGCTTGACCGCTTCCTCAACCCTTCGTCGCGCTGAAGCCGCGAAGGCGACAGCACCGGCACCGAAGGCGCGCCGCTACCGCGACCCGACGAGCGTCTACGCGCAGCACGTCGTCTCCGGGAAGATCATGGCCGGGCCGCATGTGCGCGCGTCCTGCAAGCGCCACCTCGACGACCGCGAGCACGCTGCGGCCCGCGGCTACGTGTTCGACGTGGGGCTCGCGCAGCGCGCGATGGATTTCTTCCCCGAGGTGCTGCGCCTGAACGCGGGCGAGTTCGAAGGCATGCCCTTCCACCTCTCACCGTGGGAGGTGTTCATCGTCGGCTCGCTGTTCGGCTGGCGCGCGGCCGACGGCTCGCGGCGCTTCCGGGTCTGCTACATCGAGACGGGCAAGGGCTCGGGCAAGTCGCCGCTTGCTGCCGGCATCGGCCTCCTGATGATGGTGGCCGACGGCGAGGCGCGCAGCGAGGTGTACGCCGCCGCCTCGAAGAAGGATCAAGCCATGGTCCTGTTCCGTGACGCGGTGGCGATGGTGAAGCAGTCGCCCGCGCTGTCGAAGCGGGTGCGGCTGATCGGTGGCGTGCAGCCGTGGAATATGGTCTTCCGCGACTCGTTCTTCAAGCCTATCGCGGCCGACGATAAGCAGAGCGGCCCGCGGCCCCACTGTGGGCTGATCGACGAGATGCACGAGCACAAGGACGACACCGTGGTCGAGATGATGCGCGCGGGCTTCAAGGGCCGGCGCTCGCCGCTCATGTTCATGATTACGAACGCGGGCGTGGACCGGCAGTCGGTGTGCTGGAGGTATCACGACCGCGCGATCAAAATCGCCGAGCGCATGCTGGAGGACGACCGGTTCTTCTCCTACGTGTGCGCGCTGGACCGCGGCGAGGATCCGCTGCACGACGAGCGGTGCTGGCCGAAGACGAACCCTAACCTGGGCGTGTCCATCCGCGAGGACTACCTGCGAGATCAGGTACTGGAGGCGCGGCAGATGCCCGGCAAGGAGTCGGTCGTGCGCCGGCTGCACTTCTGCGAGTGGGTCGACGCCTCCTCGCCGTGGATCAGCGGCGATGCGTGGCGCGCGTGCGTGCGCAAGCCGGAGACGCCGTTCGTCACGCGGTTCGCGGGCGCGCGGGTCACGCTGGCGGTCGACCTGTCGACGACGACCGACCTCACGGCGCTCGCCATGGTCGTCGAGATTGACGGCCACCTGTTCGCCGCGGTGGAGTTCTTCACCCCGGGCGACACGATGCGTGCGCGCGGCGAGCGCGATGGCGTTGACTACATGCTGTGGGTCCGGCAGGGCCACATCCATGCCGTGCCCGGCTCGACGCTGGAGTACGGGCCGGTGGCCGCGCGCATCGCCGAGCTGGCCGAGGTGTTCGACGTGGCCGAGCTGGTGTTCGACCGCTACCGCATGTCGTACCTCAAGCGCGAGCTGGAGGACATCGGTGTGATGCTCTCGCTCACCGAACACCCGCAGACCTTCGTCAAGCCCCGCACCTCGGCGCTGTGGATGCCGCAGTCGATCAACGAGTTGGAGGGCGCCCTCATGCGGGGCGAGATTGAGATCGACGACAACCCGTGCCTCACATGGGCGGCGGCGAGCGCCGTGTGCGAGACGGACCTGCACCAGTCGCGGATCTTCTCTAAGCGCAAGGCGACCGGGCGGATCGACGGGCTCGTGGCGCTGACGATGGCGGTCGGCGCTCGGCGCGCGCCGACGCTGGTCAACGTAGGCTCGATGATCGCCTGAGGCCGCGCTCGGGGTCTCGACGCCGAGCGCGAAAGGGCTTGACAAGCGCGCGCCCTTCGCCGTCGCGATTGATTCCTTGCCGAACCCGGCCTACACTGCCGGCCATGACGAACCGCAGCCGACCGCCGCAAGGCGTGCGCAGGTCCGTTCCACCTCTGCAACCCGAGCGACGGTTCACCGGCTCGGCACCACAGCGACAAGCCCCAGGGCTTCCGCTGAAGGATGCCGACCGTGGCCGGACTTGACGCCCCTGACCTGATCCGCGTTGAGAAGCGCGGCGGGCTTCCCGTCCCCTCGACGGGCGCGCAGGGTGGTGCCACCACCTCCAGCGACCTCATCCGTTTCCGCATCAGCTCCGAGGCCGTCGACTACTACGGCGATGTCGTGGTGCAGGCCGGGCTGGAGTTCCCGCCGAAGGTGCCGGCCGTGGCCGACCATGTGAAGCAGCTCGACGCCGCCGTCGGCGAGTGGGTCAACATCGAGCGCGGCATCGGCGAGACCTTCGCCTCTCTGCGCCTGCTGCCCCCGGGCGCCTCGCGCATGGCCGACCTCGTGCGCGCGCTCCACGCCGGCGGGTTCCCGATCGCCTCCTCGGTGAACTTCGACATCGCGCCGAAGGACATCGAGCCGATCACCCGCACGGGCCCGGACGGCAAGCCGCAGCGCGGCAACCGCTACCGCAAAGGCAAGGTCACCGAGGTGACCCTCACACAGTTCCCCGCGAATCCTCAAGCGGTCGCCGTCGCGCGCTCGCTCGGGTTCAACGACGCCGAGGTGGCCGCGCTGTCGCGCCCCGTGCCCCCGCCGGCATCCATCGCCCGCACCACCACGGCTGTCGCCGGTGCGAATGCTCGGACCACCACCATGACACTCGCTGAAATGATCGCCGCCGCCCAGGCGGCACACGAGGCCGCGCTCGCCACCCAGGCCACGGCCATCACCGCGCTCGAATCCGACGCCGGGGACACGAACCTCCAGGCCGTCCAGCGCGCCACCGCCGAGGCCGACTCGCTGTTCGCGCGCCTCACCACGCTGCGCGCTGCGGAAACCGCCGCCACGCGCCGCGCCGCCGCTGCGCCGGCCGCCGCCGCCGCGCCCGCTGCCCAGGCCGCCGTCTCGCGCGCCGTCGCCACCGTCGCCGCGCCGGCCGTCATCGCCCGTCGTGGCGAGGCCGAGCAGCGGCCTGCCGGCACGCTGCTCGCGCAAATGACCCTCGCCACCCACATCGCGCGTTCGCGCGGCTGCGGCGTGGACCAAGTCGCCTCCGAGCTGTTCGCGCAGGAGCGCGAGGTGATCGCCGTCGCGCGCTCGCTGGTCGGCTCGGCCGACACCACGACCGTCGGGTGGGCCGCGGAGCTGGTGCGCAGCGAGGCGAAGGCCCTGCTGGACGCCGCCGCGGGACCGAACTCGATCTGGCCGACGCTGGCCCGCCAGGGTCAGTCCATGACCTTCGGCGGTGCGCAGTCGATCCTCATCCCGCAGACCAACATCGGCGTGAGCACGGGCGCCACCGCGTGGGTCGGCGAGGCCGGCACCATCCCGGTGGTGAAGGGCGCCATCACCGGCAAGCGGCTCTGGAAGTACAAGCTCGCCGGCATCATCCCGATCACGAAGGAGCTGGAGCGCGCGAGCGACCCGGCCGCGGTCGCGGTCATGCGCGAGATGCTCCGGCAGTTCCTCTCGAACCTGCTGGACACCTCGATGCTCGACGCGAGTGCCGAGGTGGTGGGCGTGCGCCCGGCCGGCCTGCTGAACGGAGTGGTCGCCATCCCGGGCGCGGCCGGCGGCGGGTACAACGCGTTCCACGCCGACCTCGATGCGATCAACTCGGCGTTCACGGCCGCGGGCGTGGGCTCGAAGCCGGTGATTCTGGTCCCGCAGTCGAAGCTGTTCACCCTGCGCACGATGACGAACGCCCTCGGGCAGTTCATCTTCCCGAACGGTGACAGCGAAGCGCTCGGCTTCCAGATCGTCGGCTCGGAGTTCATCGCCGCGAACACGATGATCGGCGTGGCCGCGGAGAAGTTCGCCAGCGCCATCGACGGCTTCGACTACAGCACGAGCGATCAGGCCACCATCACGATGGCGAACGCTGACGGCACGGCCCCGACCCAGGCCGGCGCCTCACCCCTGGGTGGCGCGCTCGGCACCGCGGGGCAGGTCGTCCCCGATGGCGGCATCCCGGTCGCTGGCGGCAATGGCGCCTCGATCGCAGGCTCGGTCGCCCTCTCGCTGTGGCAGACGTGGCAGACCGGCATCCGGCTGGTCGTGCCCGCCAGCTTCGGCATCACGCGTGCCGGCGCCGTCCAGCAGGTCACGGGCACGACGTGGTGAGCGCGATGGCCCTGCTCACCTTCGTTCTGGTGCTGCTCGGCTTCCTCCTGCTGGTGGTGGCCTCGCTCGGCATCACGAACAGCCGCGTGCAGCTCCTGCCGCTGGCCCTGGCGCTGGTGGTGCTCGCGCACCTCTTGCGCCTGTGGCCCCCTTGATCCCTCCCCGTTGCCTGAGCCGCAACGCTTCTCCTGCCCCGGTCTCCCCAGGCCGGGGCCTTTTTCAAAGGCGCCACCCCCGGCGCCTTCGCAAAGGGGCCGACATGGGACGAGCACTGCTGATGACCGATCCGGTGGTGTCCACCGCGTACCACACGCCCGTCGGCGAGTGGCGCTTCGTCGCTGACGACGCCGAGGCGGACTGGTTGGTCGAGAACCACCACGCCTACGAGATGAACGATCCCCGCCTGCCCGGCGCGTTCTTCGTGCACCCGGACGCGCCGCTGCCCTTCGAGCCGTACGTCGCGGCGCCGCCCCCGTCGCCTGCACCGTCGCCCGAACCGGCCCCGTCGCCTGAGCCCGCGCCCGCGCCTGAGCCCGCGCCCGCCCCGGCCCCTGAGGGGACGTGATGGGCACCGTTCTGCTGTACGCCTTCGAGCCCGTCGAGGAGCTGGAAGGCCGCGCCGGGGTCGCCGTCGTCGAGGAGGTGCTCGCCAAGCGGCTGATCGAGGAGCACCGCGCCGAGCGGATCGAGGATCATGCGACGTGCTCGATGCGCTACGTGCGCGGGAGCCCGGAGCACCTGCGGGCCGCGAACGAACTGCGCGAGGCGCGCGACACGCGCGGCCTGGTCGAAGTGCGCGGCGTCACGCGGCGCAAGGCGCAGCGCGCCTCCCTGCTGGAGTCCTGACATGGGCGCGCTCTCGGTCGCCCGCTCGATGTTCGGGGCACTCGGCTTCGGGTGGGGGAACGTGCAGCCGCAGATGGGCCCGCTGTTCACCGCCTTCGGAATCGACCGCACGCTTGGCGGCGGCGTCCACGACCTGAACCCGCTCGACGGAACCGGCTGGCAGCGCAACCTGTCGATCCTCGGCGCCGGCCACCTCCCGGTCATCGAGGCGATCTACACGCTGTACGCGAACGCCTTCGCCCAGCTCCGGCCGCACCACAAGCGCATCAATCTCGACACGGGCGAGGTCACAGAGGTCACCACGTCCGCGGCCTCGCGGCTGCTGATCCAGCCGAACAGTTACGAGTCGGGCGCCACCCTGTTCTCGCGCATCGCGTGCGACCTGCTGCAAGGCGAGGCCCTGGTGATCGCGCTGCTCAACGACCGGCAGGAGCCGGCCTCGCTGCACCTCGTTCCACGAGGAACCTGGACGCCGCGAATTGACCCGCTGACGCGGGAGGTCTACTACTTCGGCAGCAACGACCCGGAGCTGCTGTTCAGCCCGGCCGCGGGCGTGGCTGACATCGAGGATGGCCGGCTGTTCGTGGTGCCGGCGTTCAACGTGATGCACTTCCGCTGGCGCACGCCGCGGCACCCGCTGTGCGGCGAGTCGCCGTTCGCAGCAGCGGGGCTTGCGGCCGGCGTGAACGTCGCGCTCTCGCGGACCCAGCTCATGTTCGTCGAGAACATGCGCCGGATTTCGACCGTGCTCACCACCGACACCGTGCTCAACGGCGTGCAGATGCGCGAACTGCGCGAAGCCTTCGACCTGCAGGCGGCGAAGTGGGCCACGGGCGGCATCCCGATCCTGTCCGGCGGGCTGAAGATGAGCAGCTCCAACCTCGCTGCGATCGACGAGTCGGTCATCAGCTCGCTGCGCTTCTCCAACGAGGAAATCGCGCGCACGGCCGGCGTCCCGCCGCCGATGTACGGCGACCTCTCGGCCGGCGCCATCGTGAACTCGGAGACGCTGGTGCGGCACTGGTTGTCGGTGTCGCTCGGCGGCCTCATCGAGCGCTTCGAGCGCGAGCTGGACCGCCTGTTCCGGTTCGACGGCCGGCACGACCTCATCGAGATGAGCACCGAGGCGCTGCTGCGCTCGGACCTCGCCGCGCAAGCCACCGCGCTGTCGACCCTGGTGACGGGCGGCGTGGTCGCAGCGAACGAAGCGCGCGGCACGCTCGGCCGTGGCCCGCTGCCCGGCGGCGATCAGCTCATGGTGCAGCGGCAGATGGTGCCGCTCACGCTCGCCGCGCAGCTCGCCCAGGCCGAGCTGGACCAGCTCACCGCGCCACCGCCCCCGCCACCACCGCCGCCTCCCCCTCCGGCGCCTGAGCCGGCGCCCGAGCCCGAGGACAACCCGGACGACGAGCCGGTCGACCCCGAGGTCGCCGAGGACGTGGCCCGCAGCGCGATGCAGCGCGCTCTCCGCACTGCCAGGGAGGTCCGAGCATGACACCCGAAGAACGCGCCGGCATGGCGCAGGCGATCCAGGAAGCGATCGCGCTCGCGTGTAACGCCGTCCGGGAGGAGCACGCCCAGGCGCTCGCCGAGGTGCAGCGCTCGACCGATGCCCAGCTCGACGTGATGCGCTCGGCGCACCGGGCGAGCGAGCAGCGAGCCGACCAGCTCCAGAGAGACCTCGACGACGCCCGCGAGGCGCTGGCGCAGGCCCCGATCAGCGCCATCCTGATCGACAGCGCGGGCGACCTGAACCTCGTGCAGCGTGGCGGCACCACGCTGAAGGCCGACCTCGGCCCCGTGGTGCAGCGCATGGCGCAGGAGGTGCGCACCGCCGTGCAGCGCAGCGAGGAGCGCGCAGACCAGCTCCAGCGCGACCTCGACGCGGCGCGCGAGGAGGCGGGCGTGCCCGCCATCAGCGCGGTACTAGTCGACTCCGACGGAGAACTCAACATCGTGCAGCGCAGCGGGACCACGAAGGCGAACCTCGGCCCGCTCCTGCAGCGCATGGCCGAGGAGGTCAAGCGGGCCGTGGCCGCGCTCGGCGGGGAGGTCCGCGGGGAGACCGTCGCGCACGTCACCCGCGAGGCGCTGCGCCTCGGTGGCGCGCAGAACTGGAGCCGCACGGCGTTCTACGGCCCCGGCTCGGTGGTGTCCTGCTACGTGGGGCGCACCTACGAACTGCGCGAGGGCATCGCCGCCTCGATGGCGCAGGAGCCGGGCGAGCACCCCGAGGTCTGGCGCCGCATCGGCTCGCACGGGCTGCGGGTCATGAAGTCCAAGCCCGAGGCGCTGGAGCCGGGCGACTGGTTCACCGAGGGCGATGCGCGGTTCATCCACGACGGGCAGACCACGACGCTGTTCGTGCCCCGCATGCTGAAGCAGGCCGACATCGACCGGCCCTTCAAAGCAGCGAACGCGAACGCGACCGCGGCACTGGAGCACGCGCAGGTCGCGCGGCGCACCGCCGAGGGGCTCGCGCCGCGGGTCGACCGCATCGAGCGCACGGCCGCGAACGCCGAGCGGTGGATCGCCGAGGAGGGCGCCGAGGCGGTGCTGCGCAGCGCCACCACCGAGCGGTGGGTCAGCGAGCGCGCCGAGGAGCTGGACACGCTGCTGCTCGATCAGCAGCAAGGGGAAGCGCCGTGATTCAACGCACGTCCGTCGACCTGACCTCGCTGCCGGCGGCGCTGCTCGTCACGGTCAAGGCTCACTGCCGCGTGGAGTTCACGCGCGACGATGCGCTGCTCACGACCTACACCCAGGCGGCGATCCGCACCGTCGAGTCGAAGTGCAACGTGTCGCTGAACCCGGCCACCTACGAGCTGACCGCCGTTGAACTGCGCCCCGTGGGCTTGCGCTGCGGCGCGCGCCTGCCGTTCAACAACGTGCGCGAGTTCACCATCACGGCCGACGGCACCGACGTGTCGGCCGACTACGAACTGAGCAGCGCCGACTTCGGGGGCAACGCGTCCAGCTACCTGTTCCCGGTGGCGGTGCTGGTGCCCCCGCCCGCGATCCTGGCGCTGGACACACGGCTGACTCTCGCGGTCGGCGTCGACGACTCGACGAAGCTCGCCCCCTACTTCCTCTCGATCATCCTGCGCCTCGCGGGCGCGCTGTACGAGAACCGCGAGGCAAGCGGCGACCTCTGGAGCGACACGTTCGCCAACGAGCTGATGGGCATGTGGAGGCCCGACGCATGAAAGCCGGTCGCCTTCGTCACCGCATGCGCATCGAGATGCCGGACCCGACCGTGCCGCTCGACGCCTACGCGGGCGAGGTGCGCTCGTTCATCCCGGTGGTCACGGTCGACGTGGCGATCGACAGCGTGAGCGGGCGCGAGTTCATGGCGGCCGACCGCGAGCTGGCCGGCATCACATGGCGCATCACGCTGCGCGAACTGCCCGGCATCTCGATTCAACCGGGCTGGCGCGGCATCGAGGTCGACGGGAACGTCGAGCGAATGTTCGACTTCATCGCGGTCTTGCCGAGCCACGCGCGCAACGACCTCACGATCGCGGCCACGTCCGGCCAATCGCAACCCTGAAGGAGCCGCACCATGGCAAAAGTAAAGTCCGACGCTCACCTGTACCTCACGCAGACCGGTGACGCGCCACCCACCCCGATCGACATCACGAGCGTGACGAACGCGAACCCCGCGGTGGTCACGCTGTCCGCCGCCCTGCCGGCGGGCACCGCGGTCGGCGACATGATCGTGCTCGATGACACGGGCGAGCCGCTGCTCGACGGCTACGCCTTCCGCATCTCGGCGCTCGACGTGACCACGCCGGCCGCGCCCGAGGTCACGCTCGCGGACTTCGACGGCACGCGCCTCACGGCTGCGGTCGGCGCCGTCGGCGAAGCGCAGGTCTTCTCGAAGGCCGGCGACGGCGCGCTGCTCGAAGTCTGCATGGTGTCGATCACGGTGGCCGGCGTGGCGCCCGACTCGATCGCCATGGACGATATGTGCGGCAGCGAGACGGTGCTCGGCTCGCCGAAGCCGCCGACCTTCACTTTCACCGGCTTCGTCGACAAGGACAGCCCGGGGTTCAAGAACCTCATGCAAGCCTCGCTCGAATCGCCGAAGACCGAGCGCTACATGCTGATCGACTACACGGTCGGCGGCGGCTACATCTTCGGGCCGGTGGAAATCGGCGAAATCACCATCACGGCACAGACCGCGCAGGGCCTGCAGTTCTCCGGCTCGGGCGTGTTCAAGGAAATGCCGACCTACTCGTGGGCCCTGTGACATGACGTACGAACTCCAAACCGAAACCGCCCCGGCCGGGCTCGCCGCGCTCGGCGCCGTGGTCGAAATCCGCGAACTGACCTACGGCGCCATGCGAGACACGATGGCGGCGAGCGAGGCGCCGGGGCAGAGCGCCGAGCGCCTCCTCGGCGCGAGCCTGTACGTGGACGGCCAGCCGTTCGGCTACGAGGGCATTCGCTCGCTGCCCGGCCGCTTCTCTGCAGCCATCGCCGACGCCCTCACGCAGACCATGCGCGTGCACGGGCTGGAGCGGGCCGCCAAGCCCGCCGAGGAGGACGGCCAGGGGGTAGGCACCTCCTCGGGCGCCGAGGCCGCTGCAGGCCCAAACGTCTAGCCCCGGACCTGCGCCTCATGTTCAGCATCGCCGAGCGCCTGCATCAACCCGTGACCGTCGTCGAGGCGATGAGTCCGCGGGAGGTGTGGGCGTGGCTCGACTACTGGACGCCGCAGCCGGCCGTGGAGGAGGACGACGCGATCGAGCTGTCCTCGCTCTCGCGCGATGAGCTGCGCAGCATGTTCCCGGGGAGGCACTGACCATGGCGACCGAACGCGAACTCGTTCAGGCGCTCACGTCCGGCCTCGCTGGCGTGGCCGACGTGCGATGGGGGTGGAAGGCTGCGGAGTACGCCGAGCTGCCACCCGGCTTGCCGCTCGTCACCGTGCAGCGCACCGTCGCGTCGGGCGCGGCCTGGTGGGATATGTGCGAGGCCGAGGCGCCGCTGGTCGACACGTCGATTCAGGTCCACACATGGCACGCGGTGTACGAGTTCGGGCGTGACCTCAACGCGCAGGTCCGCGCCATCGTGCTCGGCGCCGGGGGCTGGCGCCTGTCGGCCGAGACGGACGACTACGAAGCCAGCTTCCGCGCGTGGCGCATCGCAGGGGACTACACGAGCATCGGCGTGGCGCTGGAGTGACGGCCATGGCTTTCCCGATGCCGACGGTCATCTCGAAGAACAAGACCACCACCCTCGGCGGTCAGCAGTTCACGCGCGCCACGCTGGCGGCGGAAATCAACATCCAGTCGAAGGCCGACCTGCACTCGATGCTGGTGGGCATCACGCGCGAGGACACCGCGCAACAGCAGCGCATGGGCAACCCGCCGCAGCTCGTCGAGGTCGACAACACGACGAACCGCCCGGTCGAGTCCGTGGAGCGCAAGGTCGTGGTCATCTTCGGCACCGCGCTCGCCCGCGCAGCTATGCGGATGGCCGAGACCGAGCTGGCGGCGAACATCCGCCGCGCGACGGTGCTGCGCACGGGCCGGCTCTCCAACGTGCAGGCCAATTGGGAGTGGCGCTTCATCCCGCGCGGTGGCTCGCCGCGGGTCGTCACCTCGGGCACGCCGCCCTCCACTTTGAGCCAGGGCGACAAGCTCGTGCTCGTGCCGGCGCAAGTGCCGTACGCGACCGCGGTGAACCGCGCGGTGGCGAACTCGGGGCGCCTCACGCCGAAGGCCACGGGCCGCAGGAAGTCGCCGCCGAAGTCACAGCAGCGCATGGGCTTCCTCGCGGCCACCACCGCGGCCCTTCGCCGCCGCAGCGAGTTCAAGCAATTTGCCGTCTACGCCGAGTTCACCAAGAGCCACGCGGTGGCCGGCGAGGTTTATGCACACGGGACCGGGGTCATCACGATCCGGCCTCGCTTCCGCGTGAGGTGACACCGTGGCCGACACCATCGAACGGATCTACAAGCTGACGGTCGACGGCGCGCAAGCGGCCCGCGACCTGAACGCCATCGCCAAGTCCACCCAGGACGCGGAAAAGCGCTTCGACGCCGCCGCGGCCTCGATCAAAAAGGTAGCCGGCGCGCTCGCCGCAGGCTTCACCGTGGGCACCGTCCTCTCGTCGATCAAGTCGAACATCGATGCGATGGACGAGCTGTCCAAGAGCGTGTCGAAGGTGGGCATCGCGGCCGAAGACCTGCAGAAGCTGCGCTACGCTGCGGACCTCTCGGGGCTCTCGGCCGAAGACCTCGACAAGTCGATCGGCAAGCTCGCGGTCTCGATGGCGGACCTCGAAACCGGCACGACCGGCGCGCACAAGGCGCTGCGCGCGATCGGCGTGCAGTCCGGCGACAGCCCGGTGCAGGCGCTCGACAAGATCGCAGACGAGTTCGCCAAGATGCCCGACGGCATCGAGAAGACCGCGCTTGCGATCGAGATTTTCGGCAAGGCCGGTAAGGATCTGATTCCGCTCCTGAACGGTGGCAGCGCGGGCCTCAAGGAATTGACGGACGAGGCCGAGCGCTACGGCGTCGTTCTCAGTGGCGGCACGCTCAAGGCCGCTGAGGCGTTCAACGACAACCTGTCGCGCCTCGAAGGCGTGATGGGCGGCGTGATGAAGCAGATCACCGCCGGCCTGCTTCCGGCGCTGCAGGCCATCAGCCAGAGCTTCGTCGACTCGGCCAGCACGGGCGACGGCTTCGTCGAAACCGGAGACGCGATCGGCGAGGTACTCGTGAACCTCACGGGCGTGGCGCTCAAGGCGGGCGCGACCCTCAAGGCCTTCGGTCTGGTCATCGGTGCAGTTGCTGCGGCAGCGGCGAACCCTGGTCAGGCCGGCACCATCTTCACGGCGCTGGTCGAGGACATCAACGCGCTCGACCGCACGACGAACGAAAAACTCAAGAAGCTCGAAGCCGACTACAAGAGCTTCAGGGAATCGACGAAGGCCGGCGCGCCGCAGGACACCGCGGGCGACGGGCCTGCGAGCGCGGCGCTCAAGGCTGCAGCCGCTGCCGAGGCGCTCGCCAAGAAACAGCGCGAGGCCGACGCCGCCGCCGCGAAGGCGCTGGCCGCGCGGACGAAGGCAATCCGCGAGCACCAGAAGGTCGAGGACGAAGCGTGGAAGCAGCTCGCCGAGCAGGCACGCATTGCCGAGGACGCGCAGAAGCGCGCGGACGAGGCGCTCGTGGCCCGCACCTCGAAGCTCTCGGCCTACGAGAAGGCGATCCTCGAAGTCGACCGCGCCGCCGAGGAGCGGCTCGACAGGATCGAGGAGGAGGGGGCCCGGCAGCAGTACCTCGTTGACCTCCTCGACGAAACCTCGGACGTGTACGCGAACGCCACCGAAGCGCAGCGCGCCTATGCCCGCTCGCAGCTCGAAGTGGCGACCACCACCGCGGTGGCAGGCGAGACCATCGCCAAGCAAACATCAGAGGTGGACGTGCTGACGCAGGGGTTCGAAAACTTCTTCGACAACCTCGCCAGCGGCACCGCCGATGTCGAAGATCTGTTCAAGCGCATGGTCCAGTCCATCATCGCGGAGCTGCTCAAGCTGTGGGCTAAGAAGTACATCATCGACGCACTGACCAACGCGTTCGGAGGTGCATCCGGCGGTGGTGGTGGCGCTGCGGGGCGTCTCGGCCTCGCCTTCGACTCCGGCGCCGTCGTCCCCTTCGCCAAGGGCGGCGTGCTCACGCGGCCGACCACCTTCCCCATGGCGCTCGCTGGCGAGGCCGGCCCCGAGGCCATCATGCCGCTGCAGCGCACGGCCTCGGGCGACCTCGGGATCGTCGCGCAACAGCCCGCGCTGAACGTGACGATCAACAACAACGCGCCCGTGTCGGTCAGCACGCAACAGACGAACGGGGGGCTCACGATCACGATCGACGAGATCAAGGCATCGCTCGCCGCTGACGTGATGCGCGGGGGCAACGACTTCGCCACCGCGGCCGAGCGCGCGTGGGGTCTGAGCCGCGGCAGCGCTGCGGCGTTCTGAGGAAGCGCCATGGCAACCGTTGCACTTCAGGAAGCACGCGCGTCGGCGCCCTCGGGCGAGACTATCCTTCAAACGCTGGAGCTGTCGCATCCGCTGTGGGCGGCGCCGTACTACCTCACGAACTACCCGCGCGCCTTCACGACGACGCTGGAGTCGGGGCCCACGGTGACGTTCAACCCGTTCCCCTTCGGCGTCATCCTGCCGACCGTCGACGGCGCCGGCCAGCAGGACATGCAGATCACGCTCACGAACGCGGACCAGGAAATCGCCGACGCCGTGCGGGCCGCGCACGCGGACCCGAGCACAAGCATCGAGGCCGTCTACCGCGAGTTCCTCGGCAGCGACCCAGGCGCGCCGCAGTCTGCTCCGGTGCGGCTCGTGTTCAACGCCATCCAGATCACCGAGGAGGCCGTGAGCGGCGTGGCCGGCCGCAGTGACGTGCTGAACCGCCGCTTCCCAGGCGTGTGGTACGACGTTCAGCACTTCCCGGGGCTCGACCGATGACCGACATCAACGACCTCATCGGAAAGCCCTGGCGCCTCGGCGCGCGGGGCCCCGACGCCTACGACTGCTGGGGGCTCGTGCGCGAGGTGCTGCAGCGCATGCGGCCTGGTCTGCCGCTGCCCGATTGGGCGAGCGATGAGATGACGCGCAGCCGTCAGCGCGCGCTAATGGGCGAAGCCTTCCCCGTTCACTGCGTGCGCACCACCGAGCTGGCCGACGGCGTGCTGCTGATGAGCGAGCGCGCGGGCCACATCGCCATCATGGCGCACGGGTTCGCGGTCACGTCGCAGCGCTTCTCGGGCGTGGTGGCGATGCGCCCGAGCGACTACGCCACGCACTTCACCGATCTGGAGGCGTTCGCATGGCGCACCTGATCGTTCTCTACAACCCGCTGGACACGACGCGGCGCCGCATCCACGACATCGAGGAGGGCACCGAGCTGGGCGCGTGGCTCGCCGAGCACGAGCCCGTGCGCGGATCGCTCCAGCAGTTCGTCTACGTGCACGGGAAGGCGATCGAGGCCGAGGGCTACCGCGTCGAGGTGGGAGACCAGATCCTCGTGGTCCACCGCCCCGGGCAGTGGGCTCTGGTCTACATCGCCCAGGCGCTGATCGCCGCGGCCATCTCCTACGCGCTGAACCTGATCTTCGGCCCTAAGCGGCCCTCGGCGGGCAACACCCCGAGCCCGTCCCAGGTCTACGGCATCGCGCCGCCGAAGAACACCGCGCGCCTCGGCGAACCAATCCCGGTCGCCTACGGCTCGGTGCTCACGCTGCCCGACTATGCGGCGCAGCCGTACACCGAGTACGAGAACAACGAGCAGTACCTGAAGGCGCTGCTGTGCATCGGCCAGGGCGACTACGACGTGCACGCGATGCTGGTGGGCGACTCGGACTCGTCCGCGCTTCCGCCCGAGGTGGTGCGCTACGAGATCTTCAGCCCGGCCGCGCACGCGTCGACGTTCGGAGTGATTCAAGAGGCGACCGGCGTGCGCGAGAACGTCTCCACCTCGGTCGACGTGGCCGACCAAGAGCTGCTCGCACCGAACGAGACGAGCAACCAGACGCCTTCGACGTGGTATTGGGCGCTGACGGCGCAGGAGGCCCACAACGGCTTCCCACCGTCGCCGCCGGCCTACGATCTGACGGGCGCCTGGGACTTGACCACGCAGCTCGCCATCCTGCCCGACGACCCGCCGTTCGGCACCACAGTGCAGGCCGTGATGTACCAGCTCAACGTCGACCCGGAAATCTGGCAGCTCAACACCTTCGTCTCGACGCCGTACGTCCCCGGCGACCCGGTGCCGGCCGGCTCGCTCATCCCGCCGCCGGGGAGCACCACGATCGGCATCACGAAGTGGGTCGGCCCCTTCGAGACCTGCAAGCCGGGGCAGGCCGGCCGCTCGATCGAGCTGGACCTCGTGTTCATCGGCGGGCTGGCGATCATGGACAGCGGCGGGAACCTCGGCGACCGCGCGATCACGGTGCGCGTGGAGTACACGCCGATCGACGACAGCGGTGCAGACATCGGCCCGACGGTCGGTTATGACGAGAGCTTCCTCGGCAAGACGAACACGGCGCTGCGCTTCACGCGCAAGCGGGTGGTCCCGCTCGGCCGCTACAGGGTGCGCGCCTCGCGCTCGACCGACAGCGACGGGCGCGCCGGCACGCTCGACCGCGTTCACTGGACCGGGCTCAAGTTCGAACTGGACGAGCTGATCGTGCTGCCCGTGTACGGTGACGTGACGATGGCCGCGGTGACTCTGCGCGCATCGAACGGCATCGCCAGCGATGCGGCGTCGAGCATCCGCTTCCGCGTCACGCGCAAGCTGGCCCCGCTCGGGGTCGGCGCGACCGCCGCAACGGTGAACCCGGCCGACGCATTCGTCGACATCCTCACCGCGGCCTACGGTGGCAACCGCCCCGTCAACAACGAGGAGCTGGACCTGCCGCTGCTCGCCACGCTGCGCGCCAAGTGGGCGTACCACAACGGGTTCAACGCGGTGTTCGATCAGCCGTCTACGGTGTGGGAGGCGCTCACCCTGTCGGTGCAGACCGTGAGCGCGGCGCCGCTGCCCGTGGGCTCGCGCATGTCCGTCATCGAGGACGCGCCGCAGCCGGTGCGGGTGCAGTTGTTCACCGACGTGAACACGGTGGCCGGCTCGCTGCAGGTCACGCACCAGTGGGACCGTGCGGGCACCCCTGCCGGCGCCCGCGTGGAGTTCCGCGACCCGCGCACCTTCTCGGCCGATGCCGTCTTCGAGCCAGTCAACGCGCCCGACTACCAGTCCATGACGCTGTTCGGCTGCACCTCGCGCGAGGTCGCGGAGCAGCATGCGAACCTCATCATGGACCGCCGCCAGCTCCAGCGCACCACGGCCACCTTCGCGACGGAGCTGGAAGGGCTCAATTGCCTGCCGGGCCAGCGCATCGGCATCCAGTCGCGCACGATGCGGTGGGGCGCCGCTGCGTGGGTCGTGCGCGCCGAGGGCCTCGCGCTGCAGCTCTCCGTGCCGATGGACTGGACGGGCGGGCCGCACGCGGTGCTGCTGCGCGACCCGAGGGGCCAGCCGCACACCGTAGTCGGTGTCACGCAGGGAGCGCGCGCAGACATCCTCGTCCTGCCCGGGGCTGCACCGTTCGCCATCCGCGACTCGCGATCGCCGAGCGAGCCGACGCACCTCGCGTTCGGCGTCGTGGGCACCGAGGTCACCGACTGGACCGTGCAGCGCATGGCCCCGAGCGGCACGACCGTGACCATCGAGGCGATCAACTACGCGCCGTCCGTGTGGGACCGGGCCGCGCCACATCAAGGAGGCGCGTGATGATCGACTATCCGGCCAGTTTCCCGTGCCCGTCGCGCATTGAGGGGCACAGCCAGGACATGAGCGCGGGCCTGGTGCGCACGCCCATGGAGGCGGGCAACTCGCGGCAGCGGCGCACGCACCGCATGCTGCCCACGCGCATCGCGCTCACCTTCATGATCGAGCAGCCGGACTATGCCGGGTGGCTGACCTGGGTGAACGAGAACGCCTGGGACGACTGGGTCAACATGAAACTGCCCGGCCTCGTGGCGAGCCGCCTCGGGGTGAACACCGCGGCCATTGCGGTGCGCTTCATGAGCGACCCGCGCGCCGAACTGCTGCCGGTGCATCGGCTCTGGTGGTGGCGCGTGCGCGTCGAAGCCGAGTACCTGCCCACGGCCGAGCAGATCGCTCCCGTCTTCGCGGGCAAGTGGATTGTCGGCGGTTCGCCGCTCGCGCCTTCCCTCGATTGGGTGCTCGGCGGCACGCCGCTCACGTCGCCCACTGACCTCACGCAACCGGGAACCGTGGCGAAGCCCGTCACGGTGGCCTGAAGGAGAACGACATGGCAGACATCCTGGCCCGCACGCGGTCGATCATCGGCACCTCGGCCGAGTGGAACACCTCCGACCTGGTGCTCGGTGACGGTGAGGTGGCGATCGAGCGGCCCTCCTCGCCGAGCACCGCGCCGCGCTTCAAAATTGGGAACGGTGGCCGGCGCTACAGCGAGCTGCCCTTCGCGGGCGCGAACCTGCCCGGCGCGATCTACTACAAGGGGACGCGCGATCTGACGCAACCGGCGCCGCCCGGCCCGCAGCGAGGCGATCAGTGGGCCTCCTCGGTGTCCGGCGTGATTCACGCGAGCTGGACCGGCGTGGCCGGGCAGAACACCATCGTCGGCGACCTCGTGACCTTCCTCGACAACGTGACCGGCTGGCAGCGCACGCCGACCGGCGCCGACAGCGTGTACGGGCTGCGGCAGGAGCTGGTGACGAACTTCGCCGGCAACATCCGCGCGCAGGGCTTCCGCACCGGCAACTGGCTGTGGTCGCCGGGCCCGGGTAGCTCGCTGTTCTACGCGCTGGAGACGATCACCGAGCACGCCCACTACGCGTTCGCCGACGACTCGACGGTGAACTATGCGGGCGTGGGCTTCCAGGGGCACGCGAGCTTCAACGACAACATCAAGTTCATCGGTGTCAACGGCTCTGACCACCACCACAGCTACCAGAGTTATCCGCACTACGGCACCGCGGGCACGATCGGCGTGCTGTCGAGCTTCTGGTCGCAGATCGATGCGACGGCCGGCACGATCACGGAGGCGAGCGGCGTCAAGGTGAACAACCCGCTCGGGGCCGGCGCCATCACCAGCATGTACGGCGCGCTGATCCTGAACCTGACGCGCGGCGCGAACAATTGGGGCGTCAAGTCGCTCACGCCCCGGTCCTACTTCGCCGAGATCCTGCAGTACGGAGACACGGTGGGGACGGTCTACGCGACCGCAGGCTACAACGCGACCAACGGTCACTTCCAGATCACCCCTCGGGCGGGTGCTGCTTATGGCGTCCGCATCTCGGGCAACGCCGGGAGCCGCGCGCTGCGCCTCGGCTCTGTCGGTGACGTGGCGAGCGACGACTCGATCATCGAACAGCTCGGCGACGGCCGAACGTCCATCAAGCCGCGGGTCGGCTACGGCATCATTCTGGACGGCACCGTCGAGGTGTCCGGCGGCTTGGTAATGAGCGCCCCGATCGTCCGGCGCTCCTACACCGTCGCCACGCTGCCGTCTGCGGTGTCGTGGATCAACGGCACCGCCATGGTCAGCGATGCGAACGCGACCGTCTTCAACTCGGTCCCGGTCGGCGGCGGCGCAAACAAGCTTCCGGTCTTCAGCAACGGCGCCGACTGGCGCATCGGTTAACCCGACAGGAGAACACCATGGCATTCGAAAAACGCACCACCCCAACCGAGCTGCTGTTCCGCTGGAGGGACGGCAAGCTTTACGCGGCGCATGCGATCTTCAGCGAGGAGGTGCTGGAAGATGGCAAGGTCATCGCGAGCCGGGAAGGCGATGCGCTGTCGGTCGCGGTGGCCGAACAGCAGGGCTTCCCGCTGGCCGACGCGCTGCAGGTGCTGCACGTCGATGCGCTGCGGGAGCGTGACTCGCTCCTGGCGCAGCTCGACGAGCGCGACCAGCAGCGGCTCGTGCGCGATCACGAGGTGTCGACCGAGCTGTCGCGGCGCGATGGCGTCGAGCAGGATCTCCGCGCGCAGATCGTGGTCCTCGAAGGCAAGCTCAAGGAGGCGCTCGCCAAGCCGGCCACCGCGCCGGCACCAGCACCGGCCCCGGCCGATGCCGAGCCTGCAGAGGCCCCGGCGCCGTCGACCAGCCCGGCCCCTCTGACGTGAGCCGCTGAAGGGCTTGTGGGCCTGCAGGGGCCCGGCTACACTGCACCGGCTACCAACTGGCTGTGCAGAGCTTCCCCAAGCATCACGTGCCCCGAAGGCCCGCCTCTCTACCCGAGGGTCGGGCCTTCACCTTTTGGGGCGCTGCACGGCGGGTCGATCACGTCGTCGGCCTGGTCGCGCAGGGCCTCGAAGTCGACGAGGCCGTAGACGGCGCCGAGGCGCATCAGCACGCTCGGCTGGCCTGCCTTCAGCAGCATCACCATGGCCCCGGCGCACTGCACCCGGCGCGGCCGGGGCGCATACGCCACCTCGTGACAGATGAACCCCTCGTGGTCATCAGCGAGCAGGCCGGCCACGATGCCGTCGAGGCGTCCGGGCATCAGCTCGATCGCACCTTCGCGGAGGAACGGGCAGTGCGCGCAGGGGCGCGTCATCGCAACGTCGCTCGGCTTCACGGCACGAGGTCGGCCGGCCACCGCTCCATCGTGTAGCCGCGGAGGATGAACCCCTCGATGGTCCGGTACGGCATGTGCGCTGCATCCTTCAGCAGCGCGGCCCACGCCTCGGCCTCGGTCGGCTTCGCAAGCCACGTGCACGGCGTGTCGCCGGGCGTGACCGGCACGTACAGGAACCCGTCGTTCTGCTTCTTCATCCCTCGCTCCTCACTGGTTCGATCGTCACCACGTCTTCGCCCTTCAAGTCGCGGTAGGTGCCTGCCTCGTCCCTCATCGCGGCCATGTACCCGATGAAGGCGCCGCCCGATGCCTCGAGCAGCATGCCGTCGAACTTGAGCATCACGCTGCGCTGATTCCACGACACGAGCGCGACTTCACCGCGGATCGTCTGCCCTCGGTACTCGATCAACACCTCGTCGCCGCGCTTCACCGGACCATCCTCCCGCCGGACTTGTACTTGGCTTCGTCGAGCCACTGGAAAGGCGCGCGCTCGACGATGTTCGCGGGGCGCCTGATCGGGCTGATGGTCAGCGCCTGCCGGCCCGCCGTGAGGATCGACACGACGACCGCCTCGGTGCGGTTCGGGTCGTCCTTCGGCCGCACGTCCTTCATCGTTTCGTTCTGCCCCTTCGTGCGCGCTGCAACCCATGCTTCGCTGACGATCGCGCACGCGCGCACAAGGGGCTCTTTCACGAGGTGCTGCTGGAACAGCGCGGCGTCACCCATGTCCGCGAACGATGAGCCAGAGATGATCGCAATTTCGCCGCTGGTCGTGAGCACGTAGAACGCCGGCTCGGTCTGCTCCTTGCCGCGCTCGATGCCCTTGCAATGGATGTCAAGCAACGACTCGTGGAACGACTCGATCGTCTCGACGTGCATGCCCCCGATCAGGACCATGGATGGCATCTCGCTCATGACAGCTCCCCTTCGTGTTCGCACTCGGCCAGCAGCATCGCCGCCATGGGCCCGCCTTCGAAGACCTCCAGCGAGGCCGAGAACGCGACCTCGGCCTCGGGCACGATCCACTGGATGATGCGTTGCTCCGGCTTGCGGATGCTGTCGCAGTCGTCCGGCGGGTTGACCACCATGTACTTGCGGCACGCCATCGGCCGGTGCTCATAGATCGCGCAGTCTTCCCCCGACGTGAGGAACACGCACGCGCGGTCGGCGTCGTCCAGTTCGTTCCATCCCTCGATGCCGTCGACCGCGGCTTGCACGCGCAGGCGCTGCGGGTCGATGCGCCAGCCGTATTCCTCCGCGGCGATAAGCGCGAGCTTCGCCTCGCCGGCCGTGACCGTCACGTTCAGCCGGCAGCAATGCCCGCAGCCGCGACGGCATGAAACCTTGGCATCGGTGGCCGGCGCGCGAGCACGCTGCTCGATCACCATCTCGTCAATGAACTCATGCGAGCCGGCGGCGATGCCCTCCTCGTTGTTCGGGTACTCGGCCAGGGCCGTGCGCAAGTTCCCCTCGAATTCCACATGCAGGCCGAGCGCCGATTGCGCGCTCTTGTGCGGCGCCTCGTTCAACCAGTTGGCGAGCTGCTCGCTGTGGACCTTGACGTTTACCGCCTTCATGTGCGCCCCCTCACTGATCCGCTCTTGTCCTGCAGGCGCCGAACGGCAGCGCGCAGGCGCTTCTCCTCCTTCAACAGGACGCTCACGCGCTCCACGGCCTCGGCCGCTTGCCGCGCGGCTTGCGCGTAGTTCTGCCACGCGCGGCTGATCGTGCGGGCCTGCGTGAGCAGGAAGTCGAACGGGTCGAGCACGGCGCCGCAGTTCAGGTCGGCGCAGCGGATCGTGCGCGTGTGCTGGTCGAGCGAGACCGCCTCGTGGGTGCAGAAGCGCGTGGGTATCGGCTCGATGCGCAGCGGGTTGTCGGGCAGGTCGCCGCCCTTCGGGAAGGGCTTCACGTTGTCGTCGTCGCTCATGGTTCGTCGGCCTCCTCCAGCGCCCGCGTGAGCGCATCGCGCACGAGGCGCACGTAGTCGCGCGGCAGCGCTGCACGCCGCAGGCTGTCGACGAGGTGCTCGAAGGCTTCGGGCTTGAGCAGCTCGCCGGCCACGACGCCGAGCGAGAAATAGAACTCGGCGTGCAGGTCTTTCGGGTCGCTCATCGCTTGTCCCTCGGGTCGACGCGCTTGAACGGCGTGTGGGTCGCGCCGGTCATCTTGTCGAATTGCTTGGCAGCCATGAGGTAGGCCATCGCGGACTCGCCGAGGATCAAGCCCAGGCTGGACACCACGCCCACGCTCCAGGCTTGGTGCTGGCGCTGTGCCTCGACATCGCCGCCGTAGTCCGCAGCCTTCGAGCGAAGCCCGAGGTACTCGCCGCCGTCCGGGAGCGCTTCCAGCCGCAGGTTCGACCAGCTCGCGCTCAGATGCGCGAAGTGCTCGATGCGTCCTGCCTTGCCGGCGAGCACCACGAAGGCGCACACGTCGGCTTCGCGGAGCAGATCCTCGATCAGCGCGCGCACATGGCGCAGGCGCTCGCCCTCTACTTCCTCGTCAATGTTTTCCATGTCGTTCCTCCATGAGTCGTTTCTCTACGAAGCCCACCATCAGCCCGATCTTGAGCTGCAGCGTGAGCGGCAGTGCGGCGAGGTCCACATGCGTTGCGAGGCGCAGGGTGCCGTCGTTCGTGAAGACCAGCACCGCGGCGCAGTAGGCGCACACGGAAGCGTCTCCGGCTTCGGGTCGCCCTACTGAGCCCCCGGTCCGCGTGGCTGCATCGAGCTTCGCCTTGCACTTCGGGCACTGTGCCTCGGGCTGTCGATAGGTCTTCATGGGGTCACCTTCGGCATCCAGGCCGCGAGCGCCGCGGTCACTTCCTCGACGATCGCCATGTGCCCGACCTCGGCCTCGGCCCAGGTCGCGTGGCGGGTCTGCACTTCGCTGGCCTGCATCGGGCGCCCGCGGTCATACGGCGAGGGCGTGGCCGGCTGGGTCTCCTCGGCGTAGAAAACGCAGGTCTCGAAAAGCAGCGGAGGCCCGTTGCCAAACTGGTGGTCGAGGCCGAGGAACACCGTCGACACCACGGACCCGTCGAGCAGCATCGTGCGCGCCACTCGCCGGTCAGCAGTCTCGAACCACATGGCCCACTTCTTGGGGTTAGGCTCGTTGCGCGGTTCGTGCCCGTCGAGGACATACCGCGCCGACATGCGGCGGCGGTTCACAACCCATATCCCGCGAAGTCACCATCGGGCACCACCACGACATCGCCGACGATCTGGTGCGTGGTGCCAGGGATGCAACTCGCGTGGTACAGCGCGGTGGCCTTCACGTTCACCGGCTTGAGCGCGCGAACCGGGCGCATGAAGGTCGCGTTGTCTGCGCCTGGGATGTCCTCGGCTCGCGTCTCATACCCGAGATCGTCGACGCACATTACCTGCAGAGGATGGCCGAGGTGCCGCAGGTTCACCGTGTCGAGCGTGTCGGCGCCGATGATGCGGCAGATGTCTTTGATGCTGACGGGCGCGTCGAGCTGCTCGATCGTTCCATCGCAGCGGATGACCATTCGCATGGACTACTCCTTCTCGGGTTGTTCGTTCACGAGCGGGCCCTTCAGGGCTCGCACCAGCTCATCGGTCAGGCGCTGCAGTCGATCGCGCAGGTTCTCGTGGCGTTTGCGAAACGCGGCCCATCGCCGCTCTGCGGGGAGCAGAGCATTGACGAACACCCACACGGCAAGCCCAAACACAACAACGCTGCCCCAGGTCATCGCGTACCCGTTCGACAGCACAGCGGCGCAAAGAGCGGCGCAGGTAACCTGCCCGAACATGCAGAGGCGGATCGTCCACACGATGCGCAGCTCGTGGCGGCGCTGCTGCGTGAGTTCGGCGTCGAGCTGCTCTGTTTCCCGCAGTGCTTCCAACACCACCTCGGCAGGCGTGCCTTCCGCGATCATGCCAATGCCCCACGCGGGTCCGTGGGCAACCAGCGCAGAAGCTCGCCCACAAGCTCGCCGAGCACCTTGCGGTCCTTGTCGTTCTCGCACAGCGCTTCCAGCGCTGGCAAGCCGCTCTCGATCGCCATCACCGCCTCGCGGCGCATCGCCATCCGTCCCTCGGTCCACCACTCGACCGCGAGCGGCTTGCCCACGTCGAACAGGAAGTCGCGGCCGTGCTTCACCCGGTCAGTCTCGAACATCGAGACTCCCTGCGACCACCACAGCAGCATCACGCCCGGGTTGCGGGCGATCATCGTCCCGGGCGGTAGAACCAGGCCGCCGGGCATGCCCGCCTCGCGGCGCTTCGCATGGGGCCTCGAAAGGAAGGGGCACCCCATGACGGAGAAGCGCGCGCACTCCTCATGCACGGGCGGTTCGCTGCTGACGCGGTTCACGCCGCACATGGGCCCGATGACGCACACGGGGGGAAACACCATGCGCCGGCCGCAGACCCAGCAGAGCTTGTCGCGCACGCACACGAGCAGCTTCATGGGGTCGGCCACGCGGTGGTCGGGCTTGCCGTCGATGACGGCGACGAAGTACGGCACCGGATAGCCCCGGTCGTCCACATCGAGGTCGAGCATGCGGGAGGGAACCTCCGGCAAGTCCTTGCGGTAGGGGGTGACCATCACGGCCTCCTGTCAGTTTGACTGCCGGTGGTTCTGCGCGCGGATGTCGCGGGCCAATGCTTCGAGGAGGTCAGGGAGCGCGAGCACGAACTCGGGCGTGCCCTGGACCGCGAAGCCGGTGCCGCGGTTGCCACCAATCACGATGAGACCCACGCACGCGGCGCTGGTTAGCGCGCGGACGAAGGTCGCCTCGTCGTCGTACTTTCCGGGGCCGGCCTCGACTACAGGCTGGTTTGGGTCTGACATGCGCAGCTCCTTCAGTCGGAGGGGGAAAAAATTGGGCGCCCTGCCGTCAGCGAGGGCAGGGGGCTGGCGTCAAATGCCTGAACGCACAGGGAGGTAATGCGCGCCACCACCGTCCGAAAAAGGGGAGGAATGAGGGTGGTGGCTATCTACGCCAGCGCGCGCCCGAAAACTTTACTGCAGCGTGGCGCCCGCGGCGCCGCCCTTCAAGTCCTGCAGGACGCGCAGGACGTGCCCGCCGCCGTCGCGCACGCTGATCGGCGTGACGCCCGCGGCCTCGCACTTCTTCTGAAGCGCGCGGGGCATCTTGCCCTGGGCCATCACGATCAGATGCCGGCCGCGGTGGGGCGCGAAGATGTTGGCCGAGCCGAAGTCGACGAAGCGCACCTCGTCGTTCGGCGAGGCGGCATCGCGGATGCGCTGCATCCACTCGGAGGGCATGGTGCCCAACACGTCCACGCGCAGGCCCTTCGGGGCCGTGGCGCCGTTTGTTTGAGCGGCAGGCGGGGTAGGTGGCACCTCGGCCGCTGGAGGCGTGGCGGGCGTCGTGGCCGGCCCGCCGACAACATCGAGCAGCACCGTCCGTAGGCCCTGCGTGACCTGGGAAGCGATGTGCGTGATCTGGACCTGCAGCAAGTCCTGCACGGTCTGCCCCATGCGCTCGACTAGCGACTCGGTCTGCTCGGCCGTGAGGCGGGCGACCTGCTCAGTGACGGTCTGCGCCAGCTGCGTGTCCCGGGTCTTCAGCAGCGCATCGAGGGCGGTCATCATCGTGGTGCCGAACAGCACCGCGGCATCGCCGAGGGTCGAGGCCGGCGCCACCGCGGCGGGCACCTCGACCGGTGCTGCTGCTGCTGCGCTCACGACCTCGGGGGCCGGCGCAGCGCGGAAGGGGTTCGAAGTCTCGGGGTACTTCCAGGCGTCCTGCACGCCCTCGTCGTGCTGCTTCTGCAGCAGCCGCTCCTTCGAGTAGCCGGCCTGTTTGATCCCGGCCTCGCTGCGCTGCCGGTCGGCGGGGAGGATCATCCCCTGCGCTTTGATGTAGAGGGTGTGCAGGGGCAGGCTCTCGTGCCCGGGTTCCTTGCGCAGCAGGTTGACGCCTGCAGCCATGAGGGCACGCTCGCGGCCCGTCCAACGGGCACCAGCAGAATCAGGAGGAGGGGTCTTCGTCGTCGACTGCGCGGGCTCGCCGGCCGGCGCATCGGAAGTGGGGAGGAGGGCAGCGCGCTGCTTCGGAGTGAGGGCGCCGAACCGTTCGACCGCCGTGGCGTAGGCCGCGCTGCTCGGCGCCGTGACCTTCAACATCCCTTCCCGGGTGCGGCGCCTCGGCTTCGGGAGCGCTTCGTATTGCGCCTTCAGGAGCGCGTCTATCTTTTGGGTGCCACCGTCGATCAGCGGCAGCGCAATCGCCAGCACTGCCATCCATTCTTCACCGGTCCAACGGAGGTACGTCCGCTTGTCCATTCGATGCCCTCTCCCTTATTGACCGCACAGTGGTTGCGCGGATTGCGGGGGAGGGTAACTGATGCCGGTGCATTTGCGCAACCAGGGTTGCGCTTATAGGGGGTCAGGCTGCAGTGGTCTTTCGGGCTCGCTTCGGTGCCTGCTTCGCAGCAGCTTTGCCGGAAGGCAGGTAGGTTTCCGACATTGCGTCCCACTTTCCCTCGGCGTCGATCTGAAGGATGCGCTCGACGCCACCGCGGGCCCGAAGGACGAGGTGGGCCACGCCGGCCGGCGTTTCGCTCGGGCGGATGCCCTTCGAGAACAGCACGATCTGCTCGAAGTTATCGGCGATGAGCTGGCGCGCCTGCTGGCGGGCCTCGACCTCCTGCGCGATGACACCCTTCGTGAGCTTCCTGAACTTCGCCTCGACGCTGTTGAGGTCCGAGCGGCTCACGCGGGCGAGGGCGCGCTGCGCGGCGTCGACGGCCTCGACCGCGACCGCCTTGTCGGCTTCGAGCGCCGCCGCGCGCTTCGCAAAGGTCGCCACCGTGCGCTTGTCGTCGGCCTCCAGGATCAGGTCGGTGAGCTTGTCCAATTGCTGCGTGAGCTTCGCGGCCCGCTCCTTCGCGGCGTCGAGTGCGACACGCGCCGCCGCGTCACCGCTCCCGCCGTGCAGGCCGCGCAGGTTCATCAGGTCCGAGCAGAACTCCATCACCGCGCGCTCGAAGGGCGCCGCCGTCACCGAGTGCCCGCCGACGAGACAGGTCACGTCGCTGCGGCTGACGTGCGCGCAGCGCAGGCGCCGGTACGGGTCGCGCAGCCGGCCGGCCTCATCGTGGATCTGCGTGCCCGGCCGGCGCGTGAGCACCTGCCCGATGACGGCGCAGCCGCAGTAGCCGCAGACGGTCGCGCCGAAGCCGGTCAGAACGTGCGGGATCGTGCCTTTGGTGCTGAAGGTCGGCAGCGCGCGGGCCTTGATCGCGTCCTGCAGCTCGTGCCACTGCGCGACCTTCAGCAGCGGGGGGTAGTAGCCTTCGAGCACGTAGCGCTCGACCGGCTTGTCGGGCTCGCGCACCTCGACGACGTGCTCGCCGATCAACGCCTGGTTGCGCAGCAGGCGTTCGACCTGGGCGACGTGCGAGCCGCGGGGAGTGAGCATCAGGCCGCGCTCGGTCAGCGCTGCGGCCACGCCGACCATGCCGGCCCCGGCGAGGTACAGGTCGATCGCCGTGCGGGTCGCGTGCGCGTGGTCCGGGTGCAGTTCGAAGGTGTCGCCCTTGCGGCGCAGCCACGCCGGAGGGAAGCCGCCCTTGATCGTGCGCAGGGTCCGGTCGCCCGCGATCCACGCCTTCGCGCGCAGACGGATGGCGCTGCGGCCCCGGTCTGCCTTTGTCTCGCTCTCCTCGTTCGCGCGGATCATCACGCCGAGGGACATGAACAGGTTCCCGGGGTTCGCGCGGATCGTCTGCTCGTTGTACGTCATGCCGTCCTTCGCGGTCACGATCGTGATGCCCTTGTCGATGATGGCGGCGAACTGGCCCATGGCCTTCAACGCCTTCTCACGCGACAGGCGGTCCAGACCCTCGACGACCAGCACCGAGCCGCGGGGCACCTTCCCGTCCTCGACATCGCGCAGGAAGCCGCCTAGCTCGCCCTTGTCGGCGTGCTTGCCCTTGAACGCCGAGATGCCCTGATCGCGCAGGGTCGTGTTCAGGGTCATGCCGTGGGCGTCGGCCCACCGCTGTGCATACTCGGCCTGCCGCTCCAGGCTCGTGCCCTCGCGTTGAGCGGTGGAGGAGTACCGGGCGTAGCTGATGACGAAGGGTTGGAGCTTCATGGTCGGGACAGATGTAAGTGGAGCCGTGGCCATCATATATGAGGCAACAACTGCGAAGGCGAAGGGGTCCGAAAATATAAGCCGCCTGGGACTGTTACTTCGTTCCTGAATTTTGTGGCTTGACGCAAATTCGGCGGCGCTCTCCCCGCCATTCATATAGCGGGCGACAAAAAAGCCCGGCGCGCTGGCCGGGCTGTCAAGGGGTCGACTGGTGCGATTTCTAGTGCGACGTGTGGTGCACCAGTCCGTCGCGGGGGGGTCAGATTTCCGCGAGGTGAATCGCGCGCTGCACGCTCTCCATCGGGATGTCCTCGATGTCCTGGCCCACGCTCACCGAGAGGGTGTCGATGAGGTCGACGATCTTGTCGTTCGCGCGGTCGCCCAGGTCGCCTTCGGGCACGAGGGCGTGCGCGAGCACCTCCATGGCATCCCAGTACGCGACGTTCGCCAGCGCAGCGGCGTGCATCGCCTCGCGCACCTTGATCGGGTCAGGAGCGCTCATCGGCCAGCACCTCCGAAGACGGGACGCAGCTCACCCGGCGCGCGGTCGGGCCTCACGTTGCGCGCCTGCTCTGCGAGCGCATCGCGCTTCGAGTAGGCGCGCAGGGTCCACTGGAGCGAGCCGGTGACGGGGTGCAGCATGGGCACGTCCCACGCCTTCGGGCGCCGCGGTGCGGGCTTGCGGGTGCCGAGGATGTTCATGCGCGCTGCTCCTTCGCCACGTCGGGCAGTCGGAAGTAGGGCCCGGCCGTGTCACCGAAGCGCGCGACCACGGCGTCCGCGGTGGCCTCGTCGATGTCGTCGATGAGGACGTGCCGCTTGTCCGTGACCGGGTTGAAGTAGGTCACGCGCCACACGGCCGGCGGGCGTTCGAGGTCGGCGCTCACGACTTGCGCTTCCAGCCGACGAAGCCACCGATGACGGCGCACACGAGCGCGATGCCGATGCGCTGCACGAGCGAGGGGTTGCCCATGAAGGAGGTGCCGATGGCGGCGGCGAAGAGGGCGGCGAAAGCGTAGCCGAGGGTGTGGATGATTCGCATGGTCAGGTTCTCAGGTTGAGGTGGGGAAGCGGCCGGGGCCGCGGGTTACGCCGAGCGGCGGATGAGCTTCTGATCGGGGTGCTGCCCGGTCTTCAGCAGGAACAGTTCCCAACGCGCGGTGTCGATGCAGCGCTGGCCGGTTTCGTACTCGGCCCAACGCACGGCGTGGCCGAGGTGGACGAGGGACGCCGCCGAGGCGCGGTCGAGCTTCGCGTCCTCGCGGGCCGCGCGCACCTCGTCGGGGTTGGGTTGGATGATGTCGGTCATGGTCTGGTCAGCCGAAGTAGAGGGTCACGCACTGCAGGCGGGCGGCGCGCTCCACTGCCTCGCGGGCCTCGGTCATCAGGTCGGGACAGGCTTCGAGGAAGGTGATGGCGGCGCCGATGACGTGGGCACACTCGCCGCCGCACACCGAGTCGGTCGGCATGTCGAGGATGTCGTCGTCGAGGCGTTGAACCCAGGCTGCGGGGTACTGCTGGCGAATGTTCATGGTGGTGGTCCGCTGGTGGTGGCCCGGTGTCTCAGGCGCAGTAGTCGTTGATGGCGGCGTCGGCTTGTGCCCTGGTGTCGTACTTCACGCCGAACATGAAGCGGAGGTGGTAGCCGCCTTCGTCGCGGGCCGACACCCGGAACTTGTCACCCTTCGGCTCGACCACCAGGGTGACCGTCTTGCCGTCGAAGGTGGTGAACGTGTTCTTCACGGTGGTCAGGGCGGTGGCGGTGTTCATGGTCGGGCTTTCGTCGGTGGCGGGTGTTTGGAGGTGGCCCCTTTGTGGCGGGCCTCGAAGACTCAGGCGAAGGTGTGCGAGACGCCGACGTAGTCGCCCTCGACATCCACGCCGAGCGGCAGGCAGACAACGCGAACGGTGCCCTCCCACTTCATCTCCTCGACGCAGAAGGCGTTGGCCTTCGCCGCGTTGAAAAACACGGTCGTGTCCTGCTCGGTCTGGCCGGCTTCGTTGAGGTAGGAAACGGTGACGGGGAAGGAGGTCATGGTCTGGTCCGGTTGCGTGTTGCGATGGTTAGACTTTAACGCAATGCGTAAACCGCAGGTGGAATTATTTAACGCAAAGCGTAAAAGAAAAAGCCCGGCGAACCGGGCCTCGTTGGGGTCTGAATGGCATCTATCTGGACGCCTGCCGGATGCCGGCCGGCTCGAAGCCCGACAGTTTCGACCAGAAGTCCAGCGCGCGCCCCTCGCTGTAGACGGCCCACTCGCGGGTGCCGTCCTCGTGCTGATACTCACGCACCTCGACGCGATGCCGGTGGGGCGACTCGCGCGGCACGATGAGCCCCGAGGTCCAGCCGCACGCCTCGGGCACCTCGATCGTGTGCACGCCGGCCGGGAGGTGAAGCCAGCCGAGCACGCGCTCGGGCTGGCAGCAACAGCGCACCGCATACCTCACGAGCGGTCCTCCGGCGGCATCACGAAGGGGATCGCCTTCGAGCTGACGCGCAGCCGCCCCTCGCCTTCGAGGAAGTTCCGGTAGGCGTTGATTGCCACCGCCTCGGCCTCACGCGCGACCTGATCGCCACTCGCGAGTACGTGCCCCTCGTCGTCGATCACTGCGAGGCGCGCCGGCTTGCCGTTCGCTCGCACCGTGAGCCCCTCGCTGATGACGCTGCTGATGACCACGCCAGGAAGCGCGCCCGTGGGTTGTGTGCCGATCATGGTTGCTCCTCATGCTCTCGATTGTGTCAACGACCGCCACGCTTCGACAGCGCAGGCGGGTACTTGTCCGTTTCCAAGGGCTCGAATCCGCTCCACCCGGGAGGGAAACCCATCAGCCACTCGACCCACGTCGGGTTCAACAGCCCACCAACGTGCTCCGACAGCGGCCGGCAGTTCTTCGCCATCGTCGCGGCCGATGCCTTCCCGCTGCGGTAGTCCCGCGCGATCGGCGTCGGGAAGCGCGGCCCCGCCTTCGAGGTCCGCGACGATCCAGATCCGGTTGCGCTCGTGCGGGGCGCCGACATCGGCAGCTCCCAACACTCGCCACCGGCAGCGATACCCGAGGCGGGCCAAGTCAGCGAGGAGTCGTCCGAGTCCGCGAACAAGGAGCGCTGGGCTGTTCTCCACGAAGACGAAGCCGGGTCGAACCTCGCCCACGACACGCGCGAACTCGCGCCAGAGGCCGGAGCGGGCGCCGTCGAGGCCGGCGCCGCTTCCGATCTTGCTGATGTCCTGGCAAGGGAAGCCGCCAGACACCACGTCAACACGGCCGCGCCAAGGTCGTCCGTCAAAGGTGCGAACGTCATCCCAAACCGGGAAGGGCGGGAGAAGTCCGTCGTTCTGTCGGGCGACAAGTACGCTTGCGGCGTAGGGGTCAACCTCGACAGCGCAGACGACTCGCCAGCCGAGCCAGTGGCCTGCGAGCAGGCCGCCACCAATGCCCGCGAACAAAGCCAGCTCATTCACGCTCAGGCCCGCGCGGCGTTCGCCTTCACCGAGCGCGCGAACTCGCGGCCCGCGGCGTCGGCCTGGTCGATGCGGGTCTGCCCTGCGGCCTCCTGATCCTTCTGCTTCGCCAGCGCCTTCGCCTCGGCATCGGTGGTGGTCATCGTCGCGCCCTTCGGCGCCGTCATCTTCACGACCACCTCCTGTCCGACCTTCATGCCGAGGAGGCCGAGGCGCATCGCGTCGAGGTCCGACGACGCCACGCGCATCTTCAGTTCGATCATCCCGTCGTTCTTCGGCGTGAGCTTGAACTTGTCGACCTTGCAGGCGCCGAGGCGGATCGGCGCGTTCTCGTCGATGCCGTGCTCGACCAGCACGGTCCAGCCCTGGCACACGGTCTTCAGCGCGAGCGACTCCAGCGCCGGCACGATCAGCACGGGCCGCACCTCGGGGCACAGCGTGTCGAGAATGCTGGCGCTGCCCTCCCACTTCAGGCCGAAGGACACTGCCGGGGTCAGCTCCTCGCCGTGGTGCTCGCTGCGGTTCGTGACGCTGACGAGCTGCACGGTGGTGGGGGTCTTGAGTTCAAACATTGCGGGTGCTCCTGTGGGTCGTGGTGCGAGCCTTTGCCCGCGTGGGTGAAGGGTTGGCGCGCTCGAAGGCTTCGCTGTTCTCGGGCAACACGCCGTCGACCAGCAGGCGCTCCAGATCGCTCTGCGAGGCGATGCGGGCCACCGCGGACGCGGCCACCGCCTTAGCTTTCGACTCGGCACGGATGATTCGCTCCTTGCCCGTGTCGGTGGCAGCGACAACGTACAGCCGGGTGGTGCCGGGCGCGTTCATGAGGTCTGCCACTTCGCGCTGTAGGCCGCGCCGAGCTGAGACATCGCCTCGTCGCTCAGTTCGGCGAAGCGCGCCTCGTCGAGCGTGAGCGCGGCGGCATCGGCGTCCGGGGCGTTCTCGATCGCGGACAGGTACTTCAGCACCGCGGCGCTCGCGTCATCGAGGGCGGGAGTCGGCGCCTTCGCTTGCACCTTGTCGACCTCGGCCTGTGCGACCTTCTGCTTGGCTGCACGGCGAGCGGCCACGGCATCGGCCGCGCTGGTCTTCGGTGCCGACGTCCCGCCCTCAGTGGCCGCACCCTCGCGCCCGTCCATCACCTCCCGCCACGTCGTCTCGCCATCGCGCAGCGCGGCGTACAGCGCGCGCAGGTCGCTGGTCTCCTTCGGCGTGAGCGTGCTCGCGTCGTGGCCCAGGTACAGCTTGAGCTGCTCGATCGACACGCCGATCGCGCCGAAGGCGTCGAACAGCTTGCGGCGCGCGGAGTCCGGGTCTTTCGCGTCCTCGGTGCTCTGCGTGACCATGATCTGCTCCATGGCCTCGTCGATGAGGTCGCCGGGCACGAGGCGAAGCGCCAGCGTGCGGATTGCCTTCGACACGAGCGCAGCTTGTTTGTTCAGAACGTCGTCGTCGGTCCCTACGAGGATGAACACGATCTCGCCGTAGCTGTTCGTGCGCTGCCCGACGATCTGGTCGCCCTCCTTCGCGCGCTTGCGCTCGATGGTCTTGGCGACGGGCACGTCGAGGCCATAGGGCACGTTCGATTCGAGGTCGACCACCTCGACGTGCACGATGCGGCGCTCGGCGTCGTCGTGCGTCGTGGTGGTGTCGACGGTCACGTTCCCCATGGCACGGATCGCGGCCTCGGCGAAGCGCACGCTCGGGCCCGTGGGCCACTTCGAACGGTCCTTGCCGATCGGCTTCACGTAGCGGGCCACCGCGGCGAAGCTCGGTCGCATGCACTCCTTCAGGATGCGGGCGCGTACGGCGTCCATGTCGCGGGGTCGCTTGAGCGCGACCACGTACCGCGCCTCGACCAGCGCGCGAGCGTGAGCAGCGGACGCCGCTGCGGCGGTGTCACCGTTGGCCTGGGCCACGGCGAAGGGACTGACGGCGAGTTCATTCATGCGAGAAGCTCCTTGTGGGATTCAGTGCGCGTTACAGACGCACCCCTGGCCCTGGCAGATTCATCACCGCGGGCATCGGTGTCATGCAGCCCACGAGGGGCAGTGAAGGCGCCCGCATCTGCCATGCGTCACGGTGCCGTCACCATCGGGAACTCACAGTTGCTGCAGGAGCCAGCGCCCCCACAGGAATCCGACGACGACCATGCCGACCAGCACGGCCGAGAACGCGATGGCGAGCGCCACGGCGCCCCAGGCGCTGAACCGGTGCAGCGGGTCGGGGCGTTCGAACCAATCCTTCGGGTCCGGGTCAATCTCGCGCAGCTCGTGTTTGAACCGCTCGGTCAACGGGTCGCGTGTCATGCCTCACCTCCAGCGTCTGCGAGTCGCGTCATGCTTCACCGCCTGCCCAGCGCGGCAGCGAGACGGTCTCCAGCTCCGGCGGGTAGCTCGGCCACTCGCCCATGCGCTCGCAATGCGCGTAGATCTGCAGGGCCTCGTCGTTCTGCTCCCGCGCGATGCGCATGGACAGTTCGTCTAGCTCGACCACGCGGGCCGCGAACGGGTACGTCGACTCGACGAACGCGAAGATGAACCCGCACACCGGGGCGCGCGTGATGGTCTCGACGCCGCGCTTGTACCAGTCCGCCTGATGGTGGTAGCCGAAGTTCGCAATCGTGCGGCGAAGCTCGGTGGTGCTGCTCGCGTTCTGCGTGGTCTTCACGTCGAGCAGCATCGAGGCCGGCGACGACACGCCGTGCGAGCTGATGCCGAACCCGCGGTTCATGCAGTCCGGCCGGCACCGGCACAGCACGCCGGTCGCCTGGTCCAGCCAGTAGCCCGAGACTTCGAACTCGCCGTCGTCGAGCACCTCGCGCACGTCCGCGAGGTTGCGCAACGACGTGGCCTGGGCCCGCGCGACTTCGTACTGCTTCCGGCTGATGACCTGCCGGGGCTTCGCGGCCTCGACGAACGCTTTCCACTCCTTCGAGTTCTTGTTCAACGCCGGGCCGATGGCGTAGCGGTCGTCGAACGCGAACGGTTCCAACGTGGCGCAGTGGCAGAGGGTGCCCGCGAACATCGCCGCGCTGCCCTCGCCGTCGACCTCATCGAGCATCCACGCCGGCAGCTCGATGCCGTTCAACGAGTGGTAGTGCCAGGGCGATTTCCGCAGCAGCTTGAGTCCGCTGTTCGACAGGCCAGGGCCGCGGTGGTAGTCGTGGTTCGGCAGGTCGTGCACGAACCCGAGAGGCCAGGATCGTGGTCCTGGAGGTGACGAACTTGGCGAAAAAATTACCGACGGCCTCGCTGCTTTTTCGTTCGTCATTCGCGTCCTCATGAGGTACAGGATGAAGCGGGAACGCGAGTGGGCAACTTCGCTGCAGGCCCTGTCAACGCTCGAAAAAATGGGCCTGTCGTGAGAGAGGATTTTGCGAACAACTTACTTTCCGCAACCTAGGTTACGGACCGAAGGCAGGTCGTTTTTCGTTGCCGCACCAATGGCCGATGTGGTCGTTGGAAGGTCTTGCCGCAACAAGTTCCTCCGCAACTATTGCGTCACGCGGATGCAGAAGTTCGACGGCTCTGTTGCGGAAAAAAAATCTTGAGCGTTCAATTGGTCCCCCCATTCGTCAGGGCAGAGAACATGAAAAAAACCATCGCGATGAAGCTCCTCGGGCCGACAGCCGACGACGTGGCTCGGCGTGTCGGATGCACTGGCGCTGCGGTGCGCAAGTGGCCCAGCGAGCTGCCGTCACGGCTCGTCGATCGCGTCATCGCCGCCTCGGTGCGCGAGCACTTCACGCACCGGCCCGCCGCGGGCCTCACGGGCAACGTGAGCCTGCATCCCGACCTGTTCGCGTACCTGTGGCACGAGGCGCTCATGGCACGCGTCGAGGAGGCAAAGCGCTGCAACGCCGAGGCCCTCGCGGCTCGAATCGCCAACCGGCGCAAGGCGAAGTTCGCGGCGAAGTCGCAGCGGGGCACCGTCACCCAGGCCAGTCAAGAAGCGGCGTAGGCGCCATGCCCACGCGCCTCATGCGTGACGGCCTGCTGGAGAGCGAGGCCGTGCTGTCGCTCCCTCCCGAGGGCCGATGGCTCTACGTGTCGATCCTGCTGTCGGCCGACGACTACGGCCTCTTCGAGGCCACGCCCTTCAAGCTCGCCAAGCGCGGGGACGTGAAGCGCGACCACGTGCCGGCGCTGCTCAACGCGATGGCCGACGCCGACCTCGTGCGGCTCTACCAGCCCGATGCGAGGACGCCGCGGTCGTTCGGGATCGTGACGAAGTTCGGTCAACGCATGCGTGCAGCTCGGACGAAACACCCGCTGCCTCCGCTTCACCTCGTCGCCGACCAGGGTGCTGACTATCTGAGCGAATTCAATGACTTAGCTTCCAGAATGTCAGGCACACGACGGCAACCTGCGGGCACACGACGGCCTGAGGCGGAGGCGGAGGCGGATAGAAGCTCTCAGACTTCGTCTTCGAGCTTCCTAGACCCTTCGGACCCTTCGGGCCCTCAGGGTCTCGTCGTCTCGGCTCGCGCCGCAACGACCCGACGCACGGTTCCGAACGTTCCGACCGATGCGCTTGTCGCGTTGTGGCACGAGCACTGCGCACCGCCGCTGCCCGAGGTCGGAGTGCTCAACGAGGCACGGCGCGCAGCGCTCTCAACCCGATGGCGCGAGGTCTGCTCCTCCTCGGGCTTCGACCGCGCCGAGGGGATCGACTGGTTCCGGTGGCTGCTCGTCGAGCGCGTGAAGGCGTCCTCGTTCCTCATGGGCCACGGCAAGGCGCGCGAAAACGCGAAGCCCTGGCGCTGCACCTGGGACTGGCTCATGCGCCCGACGAACTTCGCCAAGGTCGTCGACGGCAACTACCTCGACACGCGGGGACAACGATGAAGCAATCCGCCTACGCCAAGGCCCGCGATGCACGCATCGCCGATGAGGTCGTCGAGGACGACGTGGAGCTGCGCTGCCCGGCCTACGGGTGCCCGCATCGCTGGTCGGTGCACGGCGACCGCGGCAAGGGCTGCAGCGCGCACTACTGGTCGAATCCCGCCGACTGGCCAGCGATCACCGAGCGGCTGCTGCGCGATCAGGTCGACCGCGCGATTGAGCGCACGAACCGCGAGGCGGCGCCGGCCCGGCCGCTCACGCGTGAGGGTCGACGCTCGATCCTCGAAGGGCTGCGTGGGTTCGGTCGCCTGCCGGCCGACCCGAGGGCATGGGCCTACGCGCTGCAGGAACGGCACCGGGCCGGGGAGAAACTCACCGAGGCCGAGGTCCGCGCCTACCGCGCCGCGCTGCCGCACCGCCCTTCCCACGACTTCGACGAGGAGAACCGCGCATGAACGACCACCCGAAGGATTGGGATTCGCGCCCGAAGCTGCACCTCGCGTCGGTGCACTACGTGCTCTCGCTGACGTTCGACCGCGAGGGGGCGCCGGCCAGCTTCATCGGCTTCCAGGTCAAGCCCACGCCCGCGGTCATCGTCGATGGCCCGCCGATGACCCGCGAGGAGGTCATCGAGGTGCTGTCGACCACGTTCCCCACCAGCCTGTTCCCGATCCTGATGGTCGACATCATCATGGCCGCGATCGGCGGTGTGCAGCAGCGCACGTTGGTCAACCCCGAGGCGCTGCCATGAGCCGCACCGCGCATCAGCTCCCGACCTTCGACGTGGGCGCGATGGCGGTGCCCGAGAACGCCGTGCGGTTCACGATCCGCGGCGAGGCCGCGAGCAAGGCGAACTCGCGCGAGCTGGTGACGGTCGGCCCGAAGGACAACCGCCGCACGCTGTTCCGCAAGTCGGACAAGGCGATCGCCTTCGAGGCCGCGGCCCTGCTGCAGATCCCGGTCGAGGCGCGGCGCATGTACGTCGGATGGGTCGGCGTCGAGATGCGCATGTTCTACGCCTCGCTGCTGCCCGACCTCGACGAGTCGATCGTGCTCGACGTGATGCAGGCCCGCTTCGCGCCGGCACCGAAGGAACGCAAGGGCAACCGGGTGCTGCTGCGGGCCGGCGTGTACCTCAACGACCGGCAGGTCTGGCACAAGCGCGTGACCCGCGGGCACGACCCGATCAGCCCACGCATCGAGATCGCGGTGTGGCCCCTGCTGCCGGAGCTGATCGCATGAGCCGCGACCCGTTCGTGATCGACGGGCCTACGTGCCTGAGCTTCTCCGGCGGGCGCACGAGCGCCTACATGCTGTGGCGCACCCTGCAGGCGAACGGCGGCCTGCCGGCCGAGGCGATCGTGAGCTTCCAGAACACGGGCAAGGAACGCGAGGAGACCCTGCGCTTCGTCGAGGAGTGCTCGCAGCGCTGGAGCGTGCCAATCGTGTGGCTGGAGTACCGCGGCACCGAGGCGAAGTTCGAACTTGTGACCTTCGAGACCGCGAGCCGCGAGGGTGAGCCCTTCGAGGCGCTCATCCGCAAGCGGCAGTACCTGCCCAACCCGGTGAAGCGCTTCTGCACGGTCGAGCTAAAGGTCCGCACGTCGCATCGTTACCTCCGCTCGATCGGCTGGACCGAGTGGGAGTCGTGGATCGGCATCCGCGCGGACGAGGCGAGGCGCTTCGCTCGAATCGGGAATCAGGATTACGGAAAGCACGAGACCCGTGACGCACCGCTCGCGCGGGCTGGCGTGACGAAGGCCGACATCGTCGCCTTCTGGCGTGCGCAGCCGTTCGACCTCGGCTTGCCGTGCCACAACGGCGAGACCCCCTGGGGCAATTGCGACCTTTGCTTCCTGAAGAACCCGAGCAAGGTCGCAAGCCTCATCGCCGAGGAGCCGCAGCGCGCCGTGTGGTGGGCCCGCATGGAGGCGATGGGGCTGGCGAGCAAGCCGAACGGCTTCCTGTTCCGCATCGACCGCCCGAGTTACGCCGACATGCTGCAGTTCGCGCACGACCAGCGTCCGCTGTTCGCAGACGGGCAAGAAGACATCGAGTGCTTCTGCGGCGATTGACCACCACGAGGAGACCACCATGCCAAACACGACCACGAAGAACGGCGACCCGATCACCTTCGCGTACCAGCTCAAGTCCGAGGAGGGCGTCGAGCATCAGGCGTACCCGGACCCGCTCACGAACGGCCCGCCGTGGACCATCGGCGTGGGCCACACCGGGCCCGAGGTGAAGCCCGGCCTCGTGTGGACCGATGAGCAGATCGACGAGGCGCTGGCGAAGGACATCGAGAAGCACAACCGCGGCGTGCTGCGCGAGTTGCCGTGGGTCACGTCGATGAACGAACCGCGGCAGGCCGTCGTCTTCGGCATGGCCTTCCAGATGGGCGTCGACGGCCTGCTCGGCTTCCGCAACACGCTGGCGAAGATGCAGAAGCGCGACTACTACGGCGCCGCGCACGGCATGCGGCAGTCCAAATGGTTCAAGCAAACCAGCGCACGCGCCGAGCGCATGGCAAAGCAGATGGAGACCGGCGAGTGGCACCTGAAGCCGGGCTTCTGAGGAGACGACCATGAAACCGAAATTCACGAACCTGGGCAAAGACGACGTGGCCGTGGGCGTGACCCGCACCGGCGGATGGGTCGTCACGCTGCTGCCCTACGTGCCCGCGCTGACGTGCATCGCCAGCGAGTTCGTCACCATGTCGACGGGCCTCTCGACCGCCGATAAGGTGCGGCGCGTGCTCACCCTGCTGCTGCAGGTCGTCTCGCTGTTCACGGGCCGCAAGCCCGACCCGCGCGAGCCGCGCCACACCGCGCGCCTGGTCGGCGAGTCGACCATCTCGCCGCCGCCTTCGACCGACCTCGTGCGCATGCGCATCGCCAACGACGGGACCGAAGACCTGGAGGTCGTTCTCGGCGAGGCCCACGCGACCGACGTGCTCAAGGCCGGAACCGTGAAAGACTTCGTCGCGCCCGAGTGGATCGAGGTGCGGCCCACTCAACCCGCGGACCTCTGACCATGCGCCGTGCTGCCCTCGACGACCTCGCCAAGCCCTCCGGCGTGCTGGCCGAGTTCAAGGCCCTGAGCCTGCTGGTTCCCTACGCCCACAACGCGCGAACGCACACCCCGCGACAGGTCGACCAGATCAAGGCCCTGATGGTCGAGCACGGCTGGACGAACCCGGTGCTGGCCGATGACGTGGGCATCATCGCCGGCCACGGTCGCGTGCTCGCTGCTGCTGCCCTCTACGCCGAAGGCCGGCGCATCAAGCTGCCCGGCGGCGACCTGCTGCCCGAGGGCACGGTGCCGGTCATCGACTGCACGGGTTGGACGGAGACGCAGCGCCGCGCCTACATCCTCGCGGACAACCAGAGCGCGCTCAACGCCGGCTGGGACACGGCCACGCTCAAGTCCGAGCTGGGCATGCTGGAGGATGCCGGCTTCGAGCTGGAGCTGCTCGGGTTCGCGCCGCGTGAACTGCGCGACCTGCTCGCCGACGATGACGAGGACTCGCCCGACCTCGACAGCGCACCGGCCACGCCGAAGCGGCCCGTCACGCGCCTGGGCGACGTGTGGGTGCTCGGCAGGCACCGGGTCATGTGCGGCGACTCGACGGTGCCCGGCGACGTGGCCCTGCTGATGGCCGGCAAGACCGCGGGCCTCATGCACGCCGATCCGCCCTACGGCATGGGCAAGGAGGCCGACGGCGTGGTCAACGACAACCTGTACCGCGCCAAGCTCGACGCGTTTCAGCTCCGGTGGTGGCAAGCCTTCCGGCCGTGGCTGGCAAGCAACGCGAGCGCCTTCGTGTGGGGTAACGCGCCCGACCTGTGGCGCCTGTGGTACGTGGCCGGCCTCGGCGAGACCGAGCGGTTCGAACTGCGCAACGAGATCGTGTGGGACAAGAAGTCCATCGCCGGCATGGCCTCGCCCGACCTCACGCAGTTCCCCGAGGCGAGCGAGCGGTGCCTGTTCTTCCAGTTCGGTCAGCAGTTCATCGGGAACGTGAACGTGGAGGACTTCCCCGAGGCGTGGGAGCCGCTGCGCGCCTACTTCGAGGCCGAGGCAAAGGCGGCGGGCATCGTGCCCGCGGACATCCAGCGCGTGTGCGGCTGCGGCATGTTCAGCCACTGGTTCACGCGTGCGCAGTACACCCTGATGCCGGAGCGCCACCACGCCACGCTCGCGGCTGCATACCCGGGCCGCTTCACTCGTCCGTGGGCCACGCTGAAGGCCGAGTGGGACCGCGTGAAGGGAAGCGCACGCGCCCGCCTCCACAACAAGGTCGAGGGCACCCGCAGCTACTTCGACAACGCGCACGACGTGATGCGCGACGTGTGGGAGTTCCCGCGCGTGAGCGGTGACGAGCGCCACGGCCACGCCACACCGAAGCCGGTGGCGATGATGCAGCGCGCGCTGCTGTCGGCCCTGCCGCTCGATGGCCTGTGCGTCGAGCCCTTCGGTGGCTCGGGCTCAACGCTCATCGCGGCCGAGTCGGTGGACCGTCGCTGCTACACCATGGAGCTGCAGCCCGAGTTCTGCGATGTCATCGTGCAACGCTGGCAGGCGCTCACGCTGCAGGAAGCCACGCTCGAAGCCAGCGGCTCGACCTTCGACAACATCGCGGCCGAGCGTCGCACCACGGTGCATGCCTGACATGCCAAGCCCATGCCCAACGATCCGTTCTACTACTCGGCCCCGTGGCGTGAGCTGCGGGCGAAAGCGCTGCGCAATGCAGGCGGTGTGTGCCAGTGGTGCCACCGCTCGGTGCGAAGGCCCGGCGCTGCCCGCGTCGACCACATCCAGACCCGGAGGGACTTCCCCGCGCTGGCCCTGGTCCTCTCCAACCTGCGCGTCCTCTGCGTCGACTGCGACGGCAAGCGACACGCCGACAAGGGCGGGCGCGTGCACGACGGCGCCGACGCAAACGGATGGCCTTCTTCCCCAGGCCACCACTGGAATAAAAAATCGGGGGAATAACCCCCAGGGGGGGGAGGTCACTGCAGCAGGCTCGACT